AAACGTGCGAAAGATATCGAACCAAGAAATCGCCAAGTTGCTTGGGCTTGGAGAGCAGTACGCATCGGGTGGAATACCTCAACAAGCAGCAAGTGCGCTGTCTAACGTCAAAAAACTGATTGACGCATCGCTTGACAAATCTTCTGAAGGACTCTGGTCTAAGTACATTGGTTCGTACAAGACATACAGCGAGCGGCTGAACCGCAGGGAAGTCGGCGATTACCTTTCCAGAAAGTTGCAAACTCCTTTGGACAGCGAGCGTGCTGGCATGTTTGCAACTGCTGTTGAGAACGCAGCATCAACAATCAAGGGTTCAACTGGAATACCTAGATACGATAAGTTGTCTCAAGTGTTGACGCCAAGAGAAGTTGGAACAGTAAACGGCATCTTGGCAGATTTAAGGCGGTCATCCAAAGCTAACGAGTTGGCACGCCAGATGCGTGCTGTTGACACAAGCCTTCCAGATGCGTCAAACGTCGTTCCTCCGTTGCTTGATCGTACGCTTACGATAGTCAGGTCGGCTTTTGAATTTATGCAACGCGGCAATCAAGAAGCATTCAACAGGCAGATGGCAGAGTTGATGACTAACCCTGCTGCAATGGCGCAGTTTACAATGAACGACATCGACCCCCGAGAGTTTGGCAGGCTGGAGGCAGAAGTTCACTCCATGCGTACTCAGATGACTTTGCTCCAGAATGATGTGCGCGAGTTGCTGGAACTAGCGAACCGCAGTAAGGGTGGGCTGTGGCTCGGCATGAGCATTGCCGCGCTGGCCGGTAGCGTTGTCTCTTGGCTTATCGGTTATTTCGTCGCCAAATGACGCCCCACTTCTCAGCAGCAGAACTGCGGTGCAAGTGCGGCTGCGGGCTGGTGCAATTCCAACCCGGCTTTCTGGACCAACTGGAACTGCTGCGCCGCGCTTACGGTCGCCCGATGCGGATCACGTCCGCTTGCCGGTGCGCGGCCCACAACGCCAAGGTCTCCCCGCAAGCACCGCTCAAGAGCCTGCACATCGGCAACCGTGAGACGCGACCGGGTCACAATGGCACGCTGGCTGTAGACGTTGCAATCTTTGGCTATGACAAGGGAGACCTGTTCGCCGTTGCTTGGCGCAACGGTTGGTCAATCGGCTGGAACAAGAACTTCCTTCACCTCGACCGCCGAGTAGATATCGGCATGCCGCAAACCACTTTCGAGTATTGACCATGAACCCATTGCTGATCCCGCCGCTGCTGGAAGCCGGAAAGACGCTGATCGACCGGCTGTTCCCGGACGAGCAAGCGCAGGCCGCTGAACGTCAGCGCGCACATGTCGAGTTGCTCCAACTGGCGCAGGCCGACAACCTCGCTCAGATCGAGGTGAACAAGGTCGAAGCCCAGCACACCGACCGCTTTGTCGCTGGCTGGCGACCGGGCGCGGGCTGGGTGTGCGCCGTCAAAGCTGGCGGCAACGTACGACTGTCTGCGCGCATTTCCTCCGTTTCGCGGCTGGCGACTGCCGGAAGCGGACGATGTCGCGTTCGGCGTGTCGCTGTCGCCGGACAACTTCGGCACCTACGACCTCTGCCGGGGCAGTCCCCGCATCGAAATCTCGGCGCTTATGGTGGTCGAATTCCAGACGCTGCTGGAGACGATGGCGCACGAGATGATCCACCTTCACCAGTGCCGCGCAGGCCGCGCGGTCGAACACGATGCCGAATGGCAGCGACTCGCAACTCGGGTCTGCCGCGAATTCGGCTGGAAACGCGAGGGCTTCTGATGCGACCCAAGATCAGCGACGCAGAACTGGTGCAGGCATGGAAGAACGGAACATCGGCTCCGGACATTGCGGCCCAATACGGTCTGACGCTGCGGCAGGTGTACTCCCGCCGCGCAAAGATTGAGCGGGATACCGGGCAGGCGCTGCCGGTGACCACGATGCGGAAGTTCGGCATCCCGTCCGACCGTGCGGCAGTCGAAAACCCGGCCACACAGGCCCTCTACCAATCCCCGACGCGGCTGCATCAAGATGTACAGTCCGGCACGGTCATCATCTTCTCCGACGCGCACTACTGGCCGGGGATCGTCTCGACCGCGCACCGGGCGCTGGTACATCTGGTGCGCGAGTTGAAGCCCAAGATGGTCATCGGCAACGGCGACATCTTCGACATGGCATCCCCGTCGCATTGGGGGCGGCGCGACTTCTCGCCCCTGCCCAACGTGCGGCAGGAGATCGAAGCCTGCCAGGAGCGGCTGGGTGAGATCGAGGCCGCAGCGCCCAGAGGCTGTCGGCTGGTTCGGACGATCGGCAACCATTGCATCCGGTTTACGCGCAAACTTGTAAGCGTTGCTGCTGAGTTCGAGGGGCTGAAAGGGTTTGCGCTGACCGACCATTTCCCGAAGTGGCAGGAGTGCTGGTCAATCCACCTCAACGCCGACACCGACGGCTGGACGGAGATCAAGCACCGCTGGAAGGGCGGCATGCACTCCAGCTTCAACAACGCCAAGGAGTCGAGCGTTCATTACGCCACTGGCCACGATCACGCGCTGCGAGTGCAGGAGTTCACCAACCGACGCGGCACTTGGTACGGCATCAACTCCGGCACGCTGGCCGATCCGGACGGGCCGCAGTTTGGCTACAGCGAGGACTCACCGGCCAACCACAGGTCAGGCTTCGCGGTGCTGACGTACCACAAGGGGCTGCTGCTGCGACCAGCGGTGTGCAAAGTGATGGACGAGAACACGGTGGACTTTGAGCGAAAAGTGATCAAGGTTTAGCCTTGTCGCCGTTCTTTCGCATCATCATGGCACTGGCGTGCGTCTTGTTCATCATCTTCCAGCCATGCTCAAAGGTGCTGATCGTCTCTGTTTGAAGCAATGCGCCGATCAACCGATTCGGATAGGCCGGATTGCACATGTTCTGAACGCTGCGGTAAGAGAACCCGTCAGCGTCCAGCTTGTCCTTGAGCGCAGACCGGCTGAGATACGGCACGCCGTCGCGGATTTCAGCACCTGACGCCCACCACGCGGCCTCAAAGAGCTTGCGGTGTTCATCCAGTTTGCCAGAGGGCTTCTTCTCCTTGGCTACGGCTTCTGCCTGAACGATCACGGCAGAGGTAACCTGCTGATCGTCTTCGTCCAGCCAACCTGGGAGCGCGACCTGTTGGAGCGCAACGTAGACCGGCTGCGCCAGTTCCGCGTCCTTGCTCTTGCGCTGGATGATCTCCATTGGAGCGTTGTCTGCTGCCGGGACGATGCTGATCTCGATATCGAGCGCGCCACGCCACGCGGACGATCCACGGGCGCGGTGCTGGGAGTCCTCAGAAACGCCCGTGTGGTGTACCAGCACCACGGTGCAGGAGAACTCGGCCATGAGCGCATTGCAGGCGTCGAGCATCGTCTTGGCGTCTTGCGCCGAGTTCTCGTCGCCCGCCAGGAATCGGTGCAGGGTATCGACCACGATGACGGCGGGCGGTTCTGGCAGGCTACGAACCTGCTCAACCACTTTCAGGTAGCCGACCGGCGTATTCAGGTCGCAACCGTTGCGCGAAAGCCACATAGACAGCGGCCCGCACTGGTGGTGGTGCTTCCACGCTGCCACCCGACCGCGCAGACCGTGGTGACCCTCGCCCGCCAGATAGACCACGTTCCCCGGCTTTACGCGGTGGCCGCACCAACTCGCCTTCCCGGAGGCCATGTGCAGGCACCAGTCCAGCACTACGAACGTCTTGCCGCCACCAGAAGGCCCATGAACCATGACAAGCGCGTCAGATTGGAGCCAGTGCTTGACCATCCATGAGATCGGCGCAGGCTTGGCGCTGAACTCATCGGCGGGAATCAGCCAATCATCCTCAGAAGGGGCCAGCAGGCTGCTCAGATCGCCGCCAGAGGCGACGTAATCGTTCGCGTCACCCTCAGTAGGTGGGGAGACGACACGCGCTCCAAACTTCGCTGAAGCCTGTTCTGCGTACCGTTGTCCGACACCTGACGCATCATTGTCTGCCACAATCACAATGTCCTGCTGCTGACCATGACGTTCGCGGATCACTCCGGTGACCGGAACCAGATTGGATGCGCTATACGCCACCACGCACGGCCTACCGGTGACTTGGTGGATCGTGGCGGCGGTCGCAAAACCTTCTGCAATGTAGATCGTCCCCGGCTCATCGAAAGTGCCCAGAATCCAGTATTTGCCCCGCGTCTGAGCGCCAGGATGGTAGAGCTTGGTGCCATCATGGCCGATGTATTGCAGACTCGACAGTTCGCCATCCTCGCTATAGAGCGGCACAACCAGCCGACCGTCTCCGGTCACCCGTGCGCCGTGCGTCTGGATGCCCTTGCGAGCAAGGTACGGATGATCCGGATGAGCGCCGCCCGCCTGCGACCAGATCATCTCAACCGTATCGGACGCAACCTCATGCTGGCGCTCAAGAGCCGCATCGCGGGCGGCTTTGGCCTCGACCATGCGGCGGGCGTGCGCCATCTCCTCGCTTGCCGTCAGTTTGCGCCCGACATCTGCCCGCCAGGACGATTCGACGCCCGACCGCCAGCAGCCGAATCGACCGGCGGGAATGCCGTCGCCAAAGACCAGATACCAACCCGGCTTGTCATGCCCGCCGCTGCCCTTGGTATCGGAGCGGAAGCGGTGAATCTTGCCGTCGAAGAACAGTTCATCCGGCGGTCGGATGCCTGCTTGAATCATCGCCGTGCGAAGTTGCGACTCCGGAGATTCGACAATCTTCTCTGGCGGCGGTGACCAAGGGCCACCCAAGATGCTAGATAAGTCTGCCACTTGATCCTCGTAATTGTTCGTTGCAGTCGATTCTCAACTTTGTCGCGTCTGCTTTTCCGCGCTTCTGCGCCACGTTGTCCAGATATGTTGTCCGAAGCCCTTCTGAAAGCCGCGTCAAGTACATGACTTCGCACAAGTGCCTGTGCGCTTCAGTGTACGTTGACGCGGGCGATCCTGGCAAACACATCTCACATCGGCACTTCACTGCCCAGACAACTCATGGTCGATAAGCATGTCAATGTAGTGACGGGCTTTCCGAAGGTCTTCGACGCCTCCTTTGTCTCGCCAACGGCTAACATACTTGATGACGTTGCCTTCGCAGAAGCCAATGCCGTTCTTGATGATGTACTCAGCGGGCTGAATCCGCATCTTGACGTAGTGCGATCCGCCGATTTGCACTTTGCCTTGATCACTCATGCCTCATCCCCCGCCTCGATCATTGCAGCGGCCAGCAGCAGGCCAGTGGCGGCGGTGGGGCCTCGGTGCGCAACGTCGAACAAGAGTCCGTTGACGTGTGGATTGTGACACCACGAGTAGGCTATGTGCCATGCGGGACCGCCATAGCAGACTGGCCACTCGTGCCACT